CAGAGTAATACCCTCGTTCCTCTGAAATATCTCGCGCCATGTGCGCCACTCTCCGTCACGACACTGTATAGATTCGTGCTGATGCACCCAACAGTATCTTGCGAAGTGATACCTTCTCTGCTCGTCCCACTCCTTTTCCTGTTCTGGGCTTGGGTTTAGCAGTATAACTTCCTTCCATCTAGGACATAGTTCATTGGAAATCCTAACCTGTACTTTTTCTTCTTTGCTTTTAGCAGAAATTCTTCTCTATAAATCTCCCCTATAAATTCAACCTCTGAGAAATTATCCTCGTCTACCCTCATAAGGGCGTACTTCAATGGTTGATTTTCTTTTTTTTCTACCTCTCTCTGGGTAATCTTTAGGTCAATGTCTGGCCCTTTCCAAGTAGATGTCTTTACTTCTACGTTCCCAACATCACCAGTGTTATCATCGCCTTTAGAATATATCTCTTTGTTTACTTCTCCACCCCGCATCTTTGCGTAGGCAATTTCACCAAGCATCCCAAGAAAGTGTGGTTTATATCTTGGGTCGCCAATAAATTTGGCAAGTTTTGATTCTGCGGCGCTTGTCATTTTGGGGCCAGTGTCCCTAACACTAACGTGTTTTGCCTCATGCCTTTGTGATGCCAGGTCTAGCGCCTCTTTCAGTTCAGACTTATTTAGTTTTATTTTCATTTACCCACTCCAGTATGCACTCATCCAACTCCTCTTTAGTTTTAAAGTATCTGTTATCAACGTGCATATAAGTTAGTTTGTCATCGCTTGCCAGAAAGCACCACCCTTTAGGATGATTTGACCTTTCTACTCTGATGTTTGATCCGGGTATTCTACCGAAGTTGAACCCGCTACCTCTGCCCCACTCAATGGACATCTGGGCCTTTCAACTCTGGACTAAAGCCAATCACATTACCTCCAATGTCCTGACGTAACATACGCTTTAACGCTCTCCACATATACTCATGCCCTGCATACTCTGATTGTTGAGCGCACCCTTCAAGCAAGTCTTCCATCTCATCATTGTCAAACAGTTCGTGATTCATTCCGTCTGTCATCAGTTCTAATGCTGAGTCAAAGTGGAATATAATCATTGTGGGTATACTCATTTAATTTTTTTCATCCTTTGATACAGTGTCTTTGCGGCCATAAATGCTTGAAAATTCTCATCTATTTCTGTTGATCTGACGGCTTCAAACTTTCCCGTTTCTTTGTCGCATCTAAGTATGTAAGTCGCATCCACTGGCTTTCCGTGTATATCTTCGATGGCTTTGGCGTATGCCGCCACCTGTAGATGATATTCAGGATAAACTCTTTTGCTTGTCTTCCAATCGATAACACAATATTCTCCATTGATAACAGCACGAGCATCAACCGTTCCTGCATACTTGTATTTTCTATGAAAGATTTTCTCTTCGGATGATAACCAATCAACTACATTCTCTCCTACCCAACCCTGGAAAGCGCGAATAGCATTGACCGCCTCTTCCTGTTGCGGCATCATAGGTATCTCACCGCCATCTATCTTCCAGTTAATCGCACCCTCAACCCACTCATGGGTAAGACTGCCTATGTTCAGCGCGTCACGAGACTTGCTTCGATAGGCAGACTTCATACCCTTGAGCAGAGGCTCTAAAGCCATGCGTGATTTGTAGACACTGGTCTTTTTAGATGAGGCATCCTCGTCGTAGAAAAAGTTTTTCTCCAGCCAATCGGCTCCAACCTTCAATGCCCACGGTACAAGAGCAGGCTTTGAGATTATGTCCAGAATCTTTGTAGCATTTGGAATAACCTCATCGCCCACCTTGTACGAATGGAGTTTCTCGTCGAACAACATCTCGACTACATCCCCATCGTGGTACTCAATCTTCATTAGAAGGGTACGGGTGCTGATCGACTAGAAGATTTACCAGAACCATTGCTTGCCATAGGTTCTTCGATACGCCCAGAGAACCGCAGTTTGCCAGATTCTTTTGCCCACAACGACACGCGCATCTTTACGCCATCAACCAGGGCGTAGCCCGTGATGTCAGGTCGCGCATCATTACCCTCTTTGTCATTGATAAACAAAGATACATCACCATCTTTCTCTTGATAATCGCTCATTACTATTCCTATATTAAGTTGTTGTGTAGTCTTCGGTTTGCTTGCTCTGTACGCCACACCTCGATGCGTAGTTCTAACTGCTTGAGTTCCCACCTCAGACGCTCTTCGTTTTCAATTGCAACCGCCACACCCTCGATAGTCTTGGTGACTTCTGGTTGAATTGAAACCCAATTCTCCTTGTCTGCTACGGTCTTGCCTACAGCCTTGCCGAACAGCATGGAGCGTTGAGTCTTTTTAAACTCCGTCAGTTGATACGTTTCGGCTTTAGCCTTCGCATACTGCGGAGCAATCTCTTCTATCTTGTCCAGATATTCTTCTACCATTTGATCCATCGTTTTCATATCTCAATTATACCCTGATTAAACGCTTCGTTCAATGTACGCAGGATAAAGTTTTCTTGCCAGTCCATGAACGCCGCATCTCCTGAGTGCATCTGCGTGTGGCATTGGAAACACAGCGGCATGGTTAACCAATCACTAGCCTTGTAACCCATGCCACCTGACAATGGCGCGGCTCTTCCCTTTAAATGGTGGGCTACCACCGTACCATCCCTAACCTCGCAACCAATGCATGGCAGGGTGGCAACCCACTCAAGATAAGCCTTACTCTGTATCCGCTTTGACATAAAAGGTCTGGTAGTCTAAATACTCCCGATCTACAAGGTCATCAAAGTCCTCGGAATCGTAAAATGACCGCTGTTTGCAAAGATCGATATGGTGTGCGCCATCAATACCTTTATTTACCATACACATGGCTCCGCGCTTGGTCTTGGCGAAATCGACATGGAAGATGTTGTCGTTTTCGTCGTAACACTCTATTCGCCACTCTGTTTCCTGCCTTATCATAGTTTTTGTCCTCTACTCTGTATCTGCTTTTACATACTCATCAATCAGTATATTAGCATAGTGAACTATCTTTGTCAAGTCTTCTATCGGAGTTCCCTTCTTGTCGTAGCGGGAAGCATACTTAATTATATTTCCCGCACAGAAATTGAGATTATTCCGCATGATATACTCGATAGGCTCCACTTCCATCTTGTAATGATTAGGTGTCAGATTCCGCATACGCCACTCAGACATTGCTCTTCAGAGTTATCCTCATAGATCACCCCACGCTTCGCGTGAGCCTCCTCATAAGGCACTGATGTAATAGGCTGACCACCCCTAGCGCCATCGGGATACACTGTCAGACCCCGCAAACCGTGTGCGTAATCGCTAATCACCTTAGCAAACTTAGCAACCTGATCTGGATTGTTAGCGTCTGTACCCCATGCAGGTAGATTGAGGGTAGAACTGATGGCGTGATCCACATACTTCTGCAACTGGTACTGAAACTTAATACGTCGCTCTGGGTCTGCCGCAAGATCAACAGCAGACTCGATGTTCTCTGGTTTTATTCCAGAGTCAATCAATCCTTGAGCCGTGCCGTCAACGACAAACTGATGTTTCCATCTCGTTCCATCTGAAAGGTAACGTCTACGGTATGCGACTGCATAGATCGGCTCCACTCCAGAAGTAGTTCCCGCGAGTATGGAGATTGTGCCTGTTGGAGCAATGGCTCTATACCCTTTAGGACGGTTGAGAAATAGTCTATCGCAGTGTTCGTCGGCGGCTCGTTTAGATTCTTTTTCATAGACTTTCATCCATTCTTTTAGTTCATCAACCATCTCGTAACGATGACCACGCTTGAGTAACCACTCATGCATACCCATCAATCCGAGTCCGATACGACTGTTCTTTTGTCTTGTCTCGCTGACTTTCTCATACGGAAGTTGCGCCCTAATAAGTCCACAAACCAGAAACTTACTAGCAAGGCGTACCACATCACGAAACTCATCAACAGACTCGACATTAGCAAGATTAATACTACCGAGGTTACAAACATCAGAGTCATCTTCTGAAGTAATCTCAGTACACGCATTGCGTAGCGTTTCATTCTGTTTGTCTCCGAAGTTAAATGAGAATCCGGGTTCGCCTGTCATCAATGCCTGCTTTACGTTCTTTAAAAACGTCGGGTCTTCGTGCCGTTTCTCGGCATTTAGCCATGCGTCATCGTAGTTAAGACTGATGTTCATCATATCCAAAGGCGCTGGGAAGTTAAAGTCTTGCTGTTTCAGTTCAGCGATTGACGTATCACCCACCTTCATATCAAACCAGTTCTTAACGGTTAGAAGATTCTGTGCATCCTCGTGCCGCCAGTTCATAGAACCATACAGCGCAGACCTACGCGACCCACCCTGCATGACGTTGCGCCCAACCTCATTCAGTGTGTAGAGAAGGGGAATGGGACCAGATGCTACGCCTCCAGTACGCTTTAACTGCCTACCAGATGGTCTTGCAACAGAAACATCAACACCAATCCCGCCGCCTGTCATCAAACAAGACATGGCACGTTGCGTAACACCAGCCCACTCTTCTCTTGTATCATCCTCAAGTCTTAGCAAGTAGCAATTGTTATAGAACCGAGCCTCTCGACCTGCATACCAAAGATATCTACCGCCGGGTAGAAATTTAAAATCCGCGATGTACTGCACAAGTTGATCCTGATCTGACTTATCCATCAGATTATTCTTCTTGCCATCATATGTACCGCAGACATTGTTTACTACGGTATGCGCTTTATCTTCCCACGATTCGTATGGATTGCTCGCATACTTCTGTTTGAAGATTGTCTCTCCTAACTCAGTTCTAAATTTCATAGGCTTGCCTCGTACTCCTTTCTCCACTTGTCAATTTCTTTGCCATGCCGTTCAGCCATTAGTTTATCATAGCCTTCTGGTGTGGCCCACTCTGCGGGATTACGCCCACTGTCAAAGGCAGAAGGGTAGTAGAGATAGCGTCCAATTCCCCATAGGACAGCGGCTCTCTTTAAGGCATCACTAATGCCCCCTTTGTCGCCTTCAATATCAGTATCACCAGCGCCGTCACACTTAGTAATCCACTTGTCTCCGATTCTGCACGACAGTTTACAGATCATTCTGCCACCCAGATTTTCGTAGTGCGCCTGCCATCCACCGACTCCGAACACCTCATCAAGTCTATTCATTACATCACGCGCAGTAATATATACCAAGTCTGAACCGCCCTTAAAACCTTTCCGCCATTTGTGTTCGCGGAATGGGCGCTTCAACGCTATCTCTACATAGTTCATCTAGTTCTCCTGTTTTGTTTCGTGATAACCACCATC